TGTTCATTGAGACTATGTCAGTACATCCCTCTCTGAACCAATCTGTAGTCAATACTTGCCTATGTGCGTATACAATGGGTTTTATCCCATACGGATTTACTCTATCGGGATTATCTTCCTGTTCAACTATCTGTCCCTTGCCATTAATCAAAAAATGATCTGTGTCTGACCAAAAAGCAAATATCTGGTCATACCTATCAGTATTAGTCGAATAATTATAAATCGGATACATACAAGCCACTGGTTCTTCTTCGTGAGGTAAAAATATTGGATAGAACTCAGTCAGTGGTACATATTGTATTTTCTGTTCCTTATCGTTCCAGTTGCTTTTTAAAGCCATTGTCCCAAGCAAATAAGTCATTCTTTCAAACTGGAGCATGGCGCTGTCAAGATCATCAGTGAACTCTAAATATTTTTCGTCTACCTCTCTGGTGGGTGTTTGTTTATATACTATTGCCCTCCCGTTTACCAGTTTAGGCGTAATTGATTCCGTTACTGGCGGGGCTTGTCTCAAGGATTCAGAGTCAAAATATTCGGATATGTCTTGTTCCATTACATCGGTCATGCCCTCATAATAACTAAGCATATTGTATCTGTCCTTAGTCCTCCTGTCTTCTACCCGATTTAATTGTCCTTGTATGCTTCCCAATATTGTCTGGAGAGACAAATCTTTAATTATCATAAATCACCACTTCGTAGAGTATGCCCTGCTGACAGTAACAGGATATTTAAATTCTATGTAATAACTACAAGCATCCAGAAAATGAGTTCGTTCTAAGTCCTTTTTCTCTATCCCGCCCTTGTCATCACGAACACATTGTTCTAAGTCTCTAATCAATTCAACGCACTTTGGATCAACTGTCATTGTCATCTCGCCAGTTGCGTCTTTTAATTTTCTATTCAGAGAAGCCAACCTGTCCCTATGAGATGGGTGGGATTTTCTTGCCTTAACAATAAACCCATTCTCTCTAAGTATTGCATGATCTGACCTACTTGACGTTGTGGATCGGGCTTTTCCAGCAGGGTCGGGGTAAACATATTTGCAGGTAGGATATTTCATTCGCATTACCTTAACCATTTCTTCCGTATTGGAATTTCTTAGACATATCTCATCAAAATAATGTATTGATCCATCCGTGTATTCATAAGCAAAGACACTTGCCATTTTCCCAACATTAAAATCCATACCTGCTATCATGTTCGGTGATTCTTCCTCGGCTATTTTACAGTGTGAACGTCTATCAAAATTGTAAGCACATCTGTTCTGTAGTGATTCAAATGAAGCCTCAAATTCTTGCTTAAAAAGAGGTTCATCCATTGTCTTTCGGGCGTTCTCAATTTCTTCAGGGTCTACCCAACCGCCTTGAATAGTCGTATACTGCCAAGATGCCCAATCCTTTTCATTGACATCCTGACCTCTCATAAACATATCATAAAAACCATTTCCAAAGCCGTCTGGCGTTCCAATAAACAACGCTTTGGATTTTGTAGACGTAAGCATAGGATACATTATTTCCTGCCATACGTGGGGTTTCATCATAGCATACTCATCCATGACCAAAGCATTGCTTCCGTCCATCCCAAGTCCTGCCCCCCTCAAGGAATCTTCATTGTCTGATCCCTTAACTGATAACTCTGCCCCATTGTGAAATCTAATTGTCAGATCTCCTTCATATAATCTTGCCCCTTCAATCTCCCTCGCTATTTGTCTTAATAGGGGTAGCACTATCATCTTCCCCTGTCTGTACGTAGGTGCTACGAACCACCGCCTCTCGTGTGGTTGTAGACTCCCATCTAAAAGCCACATCAGCGACATTACTGTCTTCCCAAATCTTCTTCCTGCGCAGATTACTTTGAAGCGTCCCTCTGCGTCTATTATTTCGTTTACTACTGGTGTTGCTTCCCATCGTTTGAGCATCTATTGAAAACCTTTATTGGTTGTGGCGTTCCAATATCGTATTCAGTCCTTTCAGTAAATTCACTTTTTGCACGAGTCTTTAGCCAAAAGATTAAAGAAGTCGTATTGTTATCCTCAATCTGCCTCACAAGTTTAGTAGTCATCTTTACTCTTGCTTCAGCCTGTGCCTTTTTTATAGTGGTTGCAAAATTATCGTCTCGCACCTTCCACCTTTCAAACGTACTATGGTCTACACCAACGAACTCCTGAGCAGTCCTTTCAGACAAACCAAGACGAAGAATCGAGATTATATCATCTAATACTTTGTCGTTGAGTTTCGTAGGTCGCCCTACTTTTCTTTTTTCTTCTGGCATGAAATTTTGAGTCTGCAGACCCTGAGCCTTTTCTTTTCGCCCTCACGTTACTTGATCGAAATGAGGTGGCTCAAACCTTTAAATTTTTACGAGTCTCTTGCCGATTTCCTGTATATCTGCCCACCTACTTGTGCGAAGTCGTCAGGTAGATCATAACCCTCTGCCCTTACGAGTTCCTCCATCGGCTTAGGTATTGATGGCAGGTCTTTAAAGTTCAAACGTACATTATCAAGTATTTCTTTCTCACTTAGATCAGGCATATTATTTTTCGTGGTGTAATATTCAACCCACAAGTCCTGTTCTATGTCTTTACGAAGGTCATTCGTATAAACGTTGTAAGACATCGCACTTATTATCTTATCAGTTACTTGCTGAGCAAACAACTGGATTTTTTTTGTCAGTTCTACACTTGGTTTTTTTGCTTTCACTTAAAGAACTCCTTACGGTCGTCCCCTTATAAATGGGTGAAAACGTTTACAAATTAATTATAAATTAGGAAGTTTTTTCTTGGCTCTGTGCCAATGCTGTCTGACTGTAGTAACGCTAAGTCCCATAATATCAGCCATTTGCGTATAAGTTAATTTTTTTACAATTTTTAAATAAACAACAACATACTGTTTACACGAAAGTACCGACTTCCATCTAAATCCAAATTCTACAGCTTCAAGTGTTTCTTTAGATCGCTTCGCTAATTCGGCACTTTCCTCTAAATTATACTTCAAATCTTTCCGATAATATTTCTCCTTGAGTCATTTTTATAAAATTCATTTCGCCCTCAGTTATCATACTCGCTTTACACTTTGTGCATACAGTCCGTATGATTGGGGCAACTTCTCGCCTGTCATGTCCTTTTTCTGTTATTGAGTTTGGACACATTTTCAACACCAATCCATCTTTGGGTTTTTTCTTGTCAAACTTCCATGCGCTTATACAATGCTTCCAACTTTTGATTGGTTTTCTACCATGCCCCTGTACCCAGCCATTTGCCATGTAAAAATCATAGAACTTAACGGCATTATCCTTATATTGAACAACATCAAGGCTTTTAAAGTGATCCATCACCATTTGACAATCCTTCGGTCTTTCCTTATATGTCGGTGGTGGTTTGGTATGGGTCGTGCCGAGTTTTGCTGTTTTTGGGGCAATTAAGGACGGCTTTTTTTCAGCAAACTTATCTGAAAACAAAGAATTGGCTGGTTTATGCCCAATCTTCTGATTTTTATAAAATCCAAGAAATTGGATCAAAACGTCCTTTTCCCATTTGATCAATCCTGCTTTTTGAATGGAATTTAGTGCGTTCTCAATCTTTCCATCCAATTCATCTATACAACTCGGGATCACAATACACTTCAATTCAAATATATTTCCAGTAAGCCTTCCGTAATCATCCAAGAATGGTAACATTCTCATAAAAAACCACTGATCCTCCCTACAAAGCGAATTGAATTTATGATCTGTGGCAATCCCCCTGTTGATCATCCTTCCTCGAGCGATTTATTAACCTCCATTAACTTTTCTTCAAGTTCAAAGTTCTTAAACTTTACGACAGTGTGGTGTCTCCTATAAAGTTCATCCATTTGAATCTGGCTAAACTTACCAACATACCACCTATAATATTTATATTTATCATCATGCGAATGATAAAAATTGCAGTCCCTACATTGACAATGACAATTTCCATCTGGCGCAATATCCCATCTGGTCGAATAATTCTTCCTTGTAAAAATATGCCCATTAGTTAGCTGATAGGTTTTTTGGCACAAAACACACCTCCCGTCACGCCCCCTGATGTAAAGAGAAACAGCAACATCTAACCTTTTTACCAGTTTTTGGCGTTCAGTCTTCTTAGCCATGCAATGCTTTAGCGGAGAACTTGAGAAAATCCCTTATCTGACCAACAACAGGACTTTCGGGTTCTTTTGGTTCTCCAAAAATCAAAGCATCATGCGGAATTTCAAGTTTTGTCAGAATATTTTCAAGGTGGGCTGATACGGAATCACTAACGGTACTGTCCATCATTTGCCAAATTTCGCAAAGAGCCTGTTCCATCTTTTCTTCTCTGCTCAATTCCCTATATTCGGGTTCGGCTTCTATCCCCGTTTCGCTCCCAACGTCTTCATAATAGTCGTCAAGATTTTGATTATCAAAATGGCATGGCATCATCATCCTCCTCAAGTGTTTCGGTGTTCAATTTGGTTACTTTTACCATATCAAGGTACAACTTGTCTCTAAGTAGTCCAACATCCCTAACCCAATCATCAATGCTTTGCCCATCTTCTAATGGGATTTTAGCACAGGCTAAGTTCAAACATTGACCCATAGTGATCGCTAACTGCTTATTTCTATTGATCTGACTCCATTTATCTTCTGAGTAACTGGCTTGGTCGCCTCCTTGTGGAAGGGGTACGTTTCCGCTTTTTACATTTACATAGTCCTCAACGCCTGATTTTTTAGAAACCAAATAAACATACTTGTTTCCCATCTTCTTGACAAGATAATCAAACGACTCTCCATTTACGATTTCCGCAAGGTCTTTGTATGCAAAAAAAGTTAATTGAAGCGTAAAGTCATCTCCATTTTTAATGTATTGGTCTACACCCTCTTTATCACGATATGCTAATATGTCTTCATCTTTGTTCTTAACGCATAAATCGTAATACGTTGAAGTGTTACCATCGTTGAAGGTTACTTCTTTGGTGCTTGCATCGGTGCCATTCTCCATAGCCTGAAGCAATACAGATTTTCCTTCAAGTTCTGTGGCTCTTAGTGTTATCATTTTTCCTCCTTTATTACTGAAATGATTCCTATAATTACAACTACAAAAAATATTATTAATCCAAACAAATGGTGATTACATATATTCATTATTGCTCCAAAACATAAGGCTGAACTGGAGCCGTAGCACGGATAGCA